CCCTGTTTCATACATTGTTTAATAACTCAAACTCGGCTCGTCCTGTCGTAAGGTTTATACTTACGTTGTTAACCAGCCACCTTTGCCCATTCCAGATTAACTTATTTTTTAGGTCGAAGTTTAGAATCTTGCCAAGTGGCAAAATAGCAGGAACCCGAACTAATCTACGACTTGGGTTGTACAAGTCCGTAATGTAGTCGCTCCAGTAGGTGTAGTAAAGTGAGTTAGTTGTTGACTCTAATGTAAATGGGTCGAGGTCTGCTCCGTAGTTTGTGGAATAAGTTGTTGCTGAATTTATTTGCCTACTGGAGGAATTGGCATAAACTATTTCGGTTAACTCAACAGACGTGTTTCCAGTTATTGTTTGTGGTTTGTCAATAAACGCTACTGGCTTTGAGCTTATGTCCACAAATCCCCTTATGTAAAATAAAAATGGTTGCCCAAGGTAAGATTCCAACTCCCTCGTTATCGAGAATCCAGCCAATACTGGTGTAAGCACCCCATCGTCTATATCTGTGAATCTGCTAAATAGCATCTGGTCGAACTGCGGCTCTACTGAAAGCTCCTCGTCCGTGTCAAAAACAAAATTAGAGCGAAGGTCTCCGTAGCCCACGTTATTAGTTAGTCGGTATTCCTCGCCTGTAATTGCTCCTGTTTCGTTGTACTTAAAATTGATTTGTTTGTACAACTGCGGGCGTTCTACTTGGCTTTCCGTTATGTCAAAGTATTGCGACAAGTCAACGTCCACGCCTGCGGAATACCAAGTGCTTAATGGGTATAATTCAAAGTCGCTGGTTGAGGTTGGAATAATAACAAGGTTAAACATTTTGCAAAGCGAAGCCAAGAAGTCGCTTACCTTCTGCTCTGGCATTAGAGAAGGAATATCTACCTCCGCTGGCAAGGTTTGAGCCGTAGTGTTTTCAGCATTCAGGTATACTAAAAATCCGTCGTACGCTGAAAAAGTAGTAACCTGCAAATCTAACTGACTAAATTGCTTTGGCCTTGCATATACGTTTACTTGGTCGCCCGCTGAAAGTGCGGCCCCAAAGATTCTCGTCTCTGTACTTGACGGGTGTGCGCTTATTTGAAACGACTGAAATACTTGATTGTTGAGGAATATGCTTATTTCATAGTCCTGCGTTGCATTGTCAATTACGAGCTGGATGTCAATTACCAAGTCTTCTGGAACCGTCCATATTCCAGTAACCGTATCAAAGTCCGTAGGTGTTGTTGTGGTAGCAAACGTTACTGGAACATAGGGCATCGTATAGTCCGCCTGTTGGTACATATATCCCGCTGTTCGGTGACACCACATATACAGGTATTCTACGTCCTCTATATTATTTAGCGTAAGGGTTATTGCGTATTTTGCTTCAATAGCCGCAATTATTTCCGTAATTGGAATTGCTGGTTTAAGGTCAAAGTGCCTAATTCCGTGAGTTTCGTTTACTCCGTGAAATGCTATATTTTCTTCTCGGTGGTCTGAATTATCTGAATTGTACAGCCAGACGTCTTTTGCTGTAATGAGCGGGTAGTAAACTGGAGATATCGCACTTGAAGTTAGTCCCGAATAGATTGTTGGTTCGTCGTACGTGTGGTTTAATGAAGACAACTCTTCAAGGTCGTACAAGTAGTCCTCCCCGAAAATATCGGTTAGGTTAACTAGCAACCCGTAAAACGTAATGTCGTAAGCATACGGAGCGTTCTTACGCATCTGTACGCCCTCCAATTCAATAGAGCCGTACCGAAACACCAATCCATTGATTTCAATGCGTCCATCGGCTCTTAATCGGTAGTCAGCACCACCCACAATATCCGTGCGGTAGTAATGCTCGAAGATGGCGTTGTTACGTGGCGAGGCAGGAACGCTGAAACCTTGCGTAAAGTCAGTGAAGACCTTGCTTATGTCTTGAATGTTTTGAACCGATAGGTTAATCGTAATGTCCTCGTCTTGGAATACGTCAAGCTCTTGCTCACCTACAAAAATGGTAACCTTGTTTCTCATCGTGCGTTATTTCGGATGTCCCAAGCAATATCAAACGTCAAGGTGTAGTTAATGTTTCTGTCGTTAACCTCTTTAAGATATTGGATTCCAGTATCTTGCGGGTTGACGGTGAACTCTACGCCCTCGTAATTTATAGAGCATTTTTCGCTCATAAGGATTTCACGGATAACGTCGTCGTAGTTCTCGTCCACCCAGCCCGTATTTAGTACAATCGTTTCACGGCTATTGACGTCAAAATTACGATACTGCACCTGTTGCGATACGTTGAATGGCTGGTTCAACTGCGGCATATAACTTTCCCGTGTAACCGCTCCGCTTCTTGTTGAGACCTTGAAGAATGTAACAAAGTCGCTAACCCCAAATCGGTTAATAAAAGTAAGGCGTACTGGCGTGTACTTTGGTTCGCATACCAACTCGTAATTGTAGTCGGTAGCGTTTTCCTCGTAACCTAATTCGGCAAGTGCCGCACGTAGGCAGGCGAATCCTTCGCACGTTCCGCCATCGGCTTCTACCCGTGCTTTGTAATTGACTGCTGCGCTGTCGCTAATAAGCGAAATAGTGTAGTCCTCGGTTGGCACAACGCCCAAGAATGAATCTATACTTGCGGGGCCTGCGGGAATGTAGATTACCTTTTGCGTGGATTCCGTGCTTGTGTTTGCGAATCCAAGCTCGTCAGATAGAACGTAAAAATAGTCGGTTCCGTTTACGTTGTACATAACTCCGTTAAGGTCGGTGTTGGTATCGTACAAAGCGGGAAGCGATTGCTCATAGCCGCTGTAAACTTGCATCGTGCGGTTGGTCAACAGACCAGCACCCGCAACAATACCTCCCGACTGCTGCGTAAATGGTAGCCATCCATCGGAGCATAAGAAGGACTGGTTGCTTTGGATTACACCAGATGCGGGCGTTCCTGCATCCACGTAGTTAGACGAAAGAGTAAACTTACACCACACCACTTCGGTTGTTGCTGTCTCCCAATCGCTAATCGCTCCGTTCTTTAATACTGAAGCGATTTCCTCACGTATAAGGTCGCTAATTTCAAACACAATAGGCGCATCGTCTATACTTGTCTTGAATAACGTGTAGTCAGCCGTTGGGCTTGTTGCACTGCTACCAGTAAAGACCCGCAAAACAAGCGTAGCGTCAACGAGGCCGTCGTTAACGGCACTGCCCTTGGTTAGCGTTATGAAGATGGGCGACCTTGTTAACTGTAACGAGGCGGGAAAGGTGGCTATTGGAAGTCCCATTATTTACGTGTAAATGCTTGGAAGTCGTCTTTTGTTAACTGGAATGCGGTTACGACCTCTTTCGGTAGTTTGTTAAAGTTTACTTTGAACGGGTTGCTAAAAAAGTAACTCGGCTTTATGCCGTTGTTGTACACGCTTCTTGCTATCAAGTATTGCAGTGACTTACGTGGAATAAAACGCCCTTGCTTATCCCGAATGCCTTGAAGCCCCTTGCGGACTACCCATTGAGCAAACGCCTTGGGTGGTGGCATCTTGTTGGTGTATTTGTACGGTGTGTTGTACTTACGCTTGACACCGCTTACGCCCTTGTCTTGAAACTCCCCATAGTCCTCCATTTCAAAGGTCAGAGAGAACGAATTGGGGCCTACGGATAGGTCGTAGTCCAACGAGTTGTAAAGCTCTTTAGAAGCGTTCTTCTTCTTCTTGGTAAGATTCTGCTTCGCCTGTTGAATTACACGCTTTGCGAACTTATTAAGAACCGCCTCGACCAACTCCTGCCTTGCCATTAACAAATACTAATTTCAGTGTTTGGTACAATCAAGTCGAAGGTCAGGTTCCAACCAGTAAGCAAGTTCTCAAACCTTTCTGTGAATGGCTCACAGGTAACGTCTCCTTCGATTTCGTATTTGTCCGAGTACAACGTGCCACGGCGTAACTGCGACTGAAGTCCGTTGAGAATTGCAAGGGTCGTGTTCAAAATATCCTGCTGGTTGTCCACTCCGAAGAATGGCTCGTTTTGGTTTCTCAAATCTTGCTTGGTTTCGTCCACGATGTCCATAGCAAGAACCGATACATTGAAACGAATTACGTGGTCGGAGAATGTCGCTTGGTTCACCATAATATGCGCCAGCGGGAATATGGTCTGCTTGTTTAAGTCCACGTCGAAGATGTCGCCAAACGTAACCACCTTTACCAGCGGGTGACTGGTTAGGTAGTCGTTTATTTTCTCGGTGGCTTGGTAGAAACTCCTCATAACTTTAATTTTTGCATTTCGATTTCGTTCTTCTCCTTCTCAAAGGTTAGGTAGGTTAGGCATTGATGAATAGGTAGTCGAGTGACTTCTTCAAATTTTGTGAGGTCTCCTGAAGCCAAAGCATAGATGCTGGAATACCATCCCCATCGTTGTCCGAACTGTGCTTCTCTTGTGTAGATGTCTTCGCTTCCTTCGCCAAAGAGTTTAGTGTATGTTGCGCTAATACGTTCCCTAAACGATAAAAAAAAACCATCGCACCCAAGGCAACCGATACGGGCATCTGCTTAAACAGTTCCTCCCTGTCTTCGTCTGGCGTGTAGTCCTCGATGTCGTAGCGTTCGCCTTTCTCTTTGGTGACGGGTCGGTACAATACCGCCATTGCACGGTGCATTGTGGCCCAGTCCTTCATATAGTTGTCAAGGTCTACAAACTCACCCAATGAAATATCATTAAGCGCAGGGATGAATCCGTATTTAGTTCCCTTCAACTCGAAGAACTTGGTAAGGTCTGGCTTTTGGTTTAGGGTCTTGCTTAATACGGTTAGGACGTTGTTAGCGTCCACAAGCCGAACCTTCGGCAACTCCGAGAAAGGAACTTGGCAAAAGATTTCGAGCATCTTCTTTTGGCGGAACTCTTCGTCTCCTTCAATGCGGGCAAAGCGTTGGTATTGCTCCAACGTAATTTCGTCAAGTGACGTAGGTACTACTAATTTCAGTTCCATAGGTAAATAACTCATCGGACGTTGTAACGACCATAGTTAGGTTTGGAGAGCTTATTGGCTACCGCATAACGTGCAGCGTCTATTCCGTGGTTGAATGCGTCTATCGGCTTATTAAGCAGGTTTCCGTTCTTGTCTTCGACCCACTTGTAATTCTGGAGTTCTTTGATTAGGTTGCTGCTCCGTGGGGTTGCAAATAGCTTGTGCCGTTTGAGAATATCAATACCAGCATTAACCGAATCGGCTCCCTTTACGGTTGGCTTTACGTTCCACCCGAAGCGGTGCAGCTCGTCAATAGACTTCGGCTCTGCGCTATCGGCAAAGATTTCGTCCCTTCGGTCTAAACTGAATGACTGAAAATGGGAGTGTATGTCTCGGTTCGTGAGTCCAGTTCGGTAAATGAGTTCGTCAAGGTATAAGTTGTTGTCCAACTGGTAAACGGCCACGAGTGCGGTCGGGTCGTTCGTGTAACCGAAGTCAAGTCCATAGGATATAAGTTTTGCATCTGCTGGTATTTCGGCCTGCCCGAACTGAAAGATAGTTGCACGGCTCATACCACGCTCACCCAGTCCGTAGATACGCCAGTAGTCCTCATCCGTGTCTCGTAAGCGTTCGATTTCGTCAACAATGGACTTGTCGAGGAAGGGGTTGTCCTTGTAAGTGGACTGAATGTACGTTACGTCGTCTCTTGTTAAGAGTTTATCGTAAATCCAGTGAAAGGAATCGGAAGGGTTGTAGTCGAGCCATATCTTGCCCGTTGTACGCACAAGCAACTGAAAGAAGTCCTCCCAAGACAGTTCGTTCGCCTCATTGCAGAATAGGTAGTCACGTCTTGCCCCTCGTTTCTTCTGCGGTTGGTCAAGCGACAGAAACTCGAATAGGTTTCCGTTTAGTGAGTAGGTGAAGTCGCTTTTGTTGTGCTTGGATTCGTCGTAAAGATTCATATTACGCAGAATTTCCATAAAGTCACGGTAAGCCGTCATTTTAAGAGACGGGAGCGACTTACGCACAATAGAGAAGACCTTTCCTTTCTCTTGCATTGCTATAACGATTAGCATCTGCAAAATGGAGTAGGTTTTAGAACTTCGACTGCCTCCTTGGTTTACGGTTATCCTCGTGGGAGACTCGTAGTTCCATTGGAATACTGGCCCTGCCTTAATTTCCAGAACGGACAATTTCTACCTTGATTTGGGTTAACTCCTCCGAGACCTCGTGTTTGTTTTCGACTCTTGCGAGTTTAGGCGTGGTGTATTCCGCCATCTTGCTCAACAAGTCAAGTGCCGCCTTCGGGTCTTCCGCTGCAACGTCACTCAACCAGATGGTCATATTCTCCAAGTTGTCTTCGATTAGCTTTTGGAATGCTTCTCGAATCTTGTTGGTTGTCTTGTTTGGTGTTCCCGCTGGGCGACCAGAGTTGCCTTCAGCGAATCTTCCTTTGCTATCTTTCATAACCGTTTATTTCCGTAGTTTTCGGTTAAATAACTCATTGTTTGCAATATAACCAGCAGTCGTCAATCAAGATGCGATTTGGTAGTAACTCGTCTACTGCTTGAATTACTCCTTGCCAGTTCTCGTGGTAGTCGTCTCCTGCTAAATATCCGCCCTTCTTTACTTTTGGAAGCCATAGAGCAATATCCTCCTTTACGGCTTCGTAGGTATGCGTTAGGTCGATAAACACAACGTCCAAAGATTCGTCTGCAAACTTCTTGGAAGCAGCTTTAGAAGTGGCCTTAATGGATTTGTATTTACGTTCTCCCAGATTGGCTTTGAACATTTGATAGGTGTCTACCTCTGTTGCCAGCTTATGTGTTGTGGTGAGTTCGTTTGGTGAACCCTTCCACGTGTCAATGATTGTTATTTGCTTGTCTGTTGCTTTGTCGCATAGGTAAGCCGAGGACTTACCAAGCCAAGCACCAAGCTCAACGAACGTTCCCCCTTCTGGCATTTGTGCTATTAGGTAGTCGTATGCTGCTTCGTGATTGAACCAGCCGTCTATATCTTGGTAGTGTTTCATTTCAGCAGGCGTTCTAAACGAATATCGTTAAAGTCGTGTATATTGAAGTTGGTTGTCATATCATCGTGCAGTTGCATCGCAATATCAAACGCTTTCTCTTTGGTGAGTTCTTTAATTGCTTTGTTCCAGTCGCCTTTATGGGCAACCTTTACGCAGTTCTTATCGGTTAGGTGTTGGGCGTAAGGTGCTACGTCACTAATAATTAACGCACAACCAGCAAATCCCGCCTCTACCATCTTTAGATTCGATTTGCAGCGATTAAACTCGCTTGGAATAAGTGGAGCAAGGGCAACGTCAAACGCTTGGTACATTGCTCCGTATTCGTTCGGGGGCATTGTTTGGAGCTTGTATCTTGCTCGGCTTGCTTCAACGTAACCACCAATATCGGCAACGTAGGATTCCACCGTTGAAAGGTCTATATTGTTTTGCGTAAGGTCTGGAAGGTGACTTATGCCTGCGACGTAGCCGAAGCGCATTTCCTCTGACGGCTCACGTGTTATTTGCCATTGCGGGTCTGCAGGGTCTAGGCCGTTGGGAATGATAACTACGTTTTTATTTAGCTTCTTGATTTTATCGGCTAAATACTTCTGCGTTGTCCACACCTCGTCCGCAAAATACATAGAGTTGCGTATGCGGTGTTCAAGTCCTGCTTTGTCGTAGGTGACTTTGGAGGGGTGGTCTAACGCCAAGTGCCACCAGTCGTCGTTATCAATGATAACCTTCTTTCCCGATTGCTTGCAGATAGCAAAGAAGTTGGCAAAGGATTCACCAGAGAACGGCACGGCTCTGGAGAAGATAACGTGCGTAATTCCCTCCCAGTTGTCTGGCTGTACCTCCTGCTTGTAGTTGATAATCTGGAAATCAATAAGCCCCTTCTCTTTGAGTAGAGTTAGGGGCTTGTAGATGCGGTGGTAAACCACGCCAGAGTTTTCGTCACCGATACAAAGTATGCTTGGCCTCATCGTAAATAGTTGTAGTAACAAAGATAGTCCTTGAATGTCTTAATCTTTGGGTTGCGTTTCATTAGTTCCTGCGCAAACAAACCGTCTGCTTCGTATCTGTACTCGAATCTTGCTTTTGCAATAAACCCAAGCCGAGCCATATAAGAGGCCGTGTCGATTGTTCCTACTCTTGGCGATTCGGTAGCGTGAAGGCGTGGGTCTCCATTGCGAAATACTTGCCCCCAGTTTACAAAGTCCTCCGTGCTATCCTTTACGGCTTCAAACCAGTTCGGGTGAATAATGTTATCATCGTCCAATATGTAAATGTAGTCGTTGTCGCTTGCGGATGCTTGTAGGTAGTCAAGTGCCATATTTCGTAGCGGGTTGCCAAAGGCCCCGCCAAGGTTAGAGCGAACCACTTTAACGCCTTTGGGTACTTCTTTCTTTTTGGTAGAGTAGTCCATAAAGACAGTCCAGGTGCAACCAGCGGGAATAGACTCCCGCAAGTGTTCGAGGTTCTCTGGTCGTGAGCAAGGGGTAATAATGTGTATCATAGTCCGCAGTATCCTGAATCGCATTCGTTAAAGTCAGAATCAAATAAATCAAATTGTAACTTGTGTTCCTTAATCTTCTGGTAGGATATTTCCTTTTTGAATCTTGCTTTTTCGTTCTCTTGGTTAACAAACCAGTCAAACTTTGATGGCTCCTTCTCCGACATATGTTTGAGTAGGATTTCGTTTCGGTGGAAGCAACCAACGCAGTTGTTCATATAGGCGAACCGAATCGGCTTATCTTCCCAATACTTTTCTATCTTATCCTTAAATATCTTGTCTTCTATCAATGGGAACTTTGTAACTCGGTACGGCATCTCCTGCCATTTGTTCCTGCCTGTGTCGGACTTCGATACGGAGAACTTATCCCATTCGTAACCATCGTCTCTGCGCTTCTCTATCATTCGCACGGCTCTTGATAGTTCGTTCGCACGAAAGCCAATACGCATCTCAACTGGCAATTCGGTATTCTCGTAGCACCAACGCTTAATCGGGTTTACCTTTAACTCCGTGGTGCAGTAGCGTTGCGTGACGTTAGGGAGGTATCTATATTCTTTCCCATCTTGCTTTATCCCTTTGATAATAACCTCGTCAAACGTGGGGCCAGTTATCCAAGTAATTTTACGCCCGATATATTGTTCAAGGTCGAGCATCGTATAAATTATGTCGTCCTGTTCAAGCGTGCCTATAAATTCCTTACCGATTCTATCCGATACAAGTTGCCTAACTTTTGCATCAGGAAACAAGCAGGACTTATCACCAGTTCTCACCAAGGAAAAAAGCTCCACGTCAGCGGGATAGTTTGCCGCTATATAGGAGCTGGTCTTTCCCCCAGATAAAGAATTGATAGTGGTCATTGAGGTATTTTTTTCAAATGTAAGGCCTTCAAGAAGTCCTTGGATAACTCAACACCAAAGTCGGCTTCGTGGTGGCACTCACGGCATAGAGCCATAAGGTTTTCGATTACGTCTAGTGTCTTGCTTCCACCCATTCCCCTAGGTTCGATATGGTGAATATCCACGGCTCGCCTGTTGCAAACCTCACAGGGGATAAACTCAACAGGGCTTAACCCCATCGCTTTGAGGTAAATCTTCGTGTGCTTCTTCATAATGGAGTCCTGAATTTCCGTTTCTAATAATAATACGGAGGCGTTTCTCCTCCTCGTCTTCTACATAAGTGTAATTAGCGCAGCTCATAAGTTTATATTGTTGTCAGCCATTAATTCTCGCAACTGGTCTCGGCACGCATAGTACGCCTTTAATTCGCCTTCCGAGGTTCCATCTGGTGCGTACTTGGTTTTACTACGCAGCCATTGGTCTAAATCCCAAAGTACCGAGTGCATTTTAGAAGCGGATGTTGCCAAGTCGAACTCTATCTGGTCGTCAGGCAAGTTATATTCTAGCGTTGCTTTCATTTGTTACTTGAATCAAATAATTCATCGTAATAATCCTCGATTAATATATGCGTATCAACACTACCCTCAAATGTTGCATAGCAATTATTTTCAAGATTATTCATTGCAAATCTTATTGTTTGCTCTCTCTCCATTTCAAGAGCTTTTTTCCATTGGTCGTCCATTATGAACTCTTCATACTCACCTTGACTCTCGTATAAGTATTTCAACCATTCTACTGCTGTTCGTTTCATTTCTCGTTGGTGTTGTCCGTTAATACTTTGCACCAACCGTACCATCCAGACCAACCAAAATCCACTTTGACTCCGCTTTCAAGTGTTAATATCATTCCTTCATCAGCACTTTCGTTGTGTTCAACACTTACAATAGTTGCCCCCAAAATAATCTTTTTGATTTCGGTTAGCTCTTTGTTATACATTTTTTTCATCTCTCGTTGGTGTTAAAGGTTTCAAAATAGTATTGGTCGTTAAGGTATTTTCCATCAGAGTTTTTGCAGTCAAGCCATCCGATGTCATAAGCATTCATAATCTGCCACCTCTCTTTCTCGAGCAAAGATTCAATCTTCTCTTCAATAAGCATTGGTGTATCTAAATCCATTGGTAGGGTTGTCCTAACCCATTCCAATAGTTCTTGCATTGCTGTTTTCATCTCTCGTTGGTGTCCCAATACATTTCACACTCACCCTTTTTAATTGGCGAGGTCATAAAGTAGGATTGAAGCATACCAGCAGGAGCCGTGAATCGGTAGCAAGTTTCCCGAAGGTCGCATCCCCTGCCTGTGCATTTGGTTATGTCGGTCATAATTGCCCAATGATTGTGTAGTTATCCAGCTCTGGCTCGTCCTTACCCAAGAAGAACTCCTTATAGATGGAAATCGCCTCTTGCAACTTCTTCTCGCCTTCTTCTACAAACGCAGGACTAATAGTGTAAATGCCCACGTCCAAGCTCGCCTTGTCGATTGCAATAAATACAAACTTATCAATAGGTACTCCAAAGAGCCGAGTGTAGATATACGCCTGCAAGTCGTAACCGTACTTCTTTGCTGAATAAGGAAAAGCCCGCAGGTCGGTAGTGGTTTTTAGGTCTGCAATAAAGTTATCGCCTAATATGTCGGCTTTTGCTCTGAATGGTATTCCTTCAATCGTTCCAATAGCAGGAACCTCAAATTGGCAACCTTGAATGTAACCGAGGACGTGTTCGTTGCGTAGCAAAGCGTCTGCGATGCGTCTGGCTTCGTTGTATTCCTTCTTTGTAATTATTTGGCCGCCTCTTGCTTTGGCCTCCTTCCATATATTCGTATTCTTGCTCTGTACGTCTATAATGTCGTACTCCTGCACTCGGTGCGGTTCCAAGGCCATCAAGTGAACCAAACGCCCTACCGAGAAGGCATCGGATTCGTCTTGTCCGTACTTCGTGACGTAGTGGTACGTCTTTGGCGACTGGAGCAAGAGTTTACAAGCCGAGGACGAAAGTGCGGCTTTTGAAAGGTAGCCGTAGTAAAACGAATCGTCCATCATTTTCTCCATAACGGTTGCCCTATCCCAAGTGCTTCCGTCTAACAGTTCAATTATTTTCATTGTTTAGCGATTATAGCCAGTTGCAATGCCTCGTTAAATCCACGCTGGTAGTTTATTTCCTTGTCGGATTCTTCAATTCGCTTCAAGAAGTCAATATCTTTCTGGTCGATTCTTGCTCCGTGTTCGGATGCAATCTTTACAAATAGGTCGGTAAGTGTCATAATCAAAAGTGTAAATAGTTAAAGTCCTGCTCCATTGCTCGCTCATACAACGGCTCCCAGTTAAAGCCCTCTACCATTGCTGGTTGATATGGGTGCTGGTCAACGTCACCAATTCCGTAAGCATCGACAGCGTCCAAACGCCAGCTAAACATATCTTGTACTGTTTTGAATCCCGCCCAAGCGGCAAATACCTCGAAGTAGTCGCCTGCGATGTCTTCGGGTGCAAGGCCTTGGTTTTCGGCCTCGTACATAAGGTCGGTGTAGGTCACTTGCATAGCACTTGTGCGATGTAGGATGGAACAATAAAAATAGCAAGCAACGCAGTGCTTACAATCAAGTACCAAGCGAGCCAAACGGTCACGTCTTGGAATAGGTCAATCAGTTTGTTTTTCATTAGTGCAGGTCATTAAATTGTTGAACACTAATACCACGCTCCTGCAACATAACGTTGCGGTGAAAGGTGCGAGAAGATTTGGAAAGTTCTTTATTTGCCTTACGTATGGCGTTTTGAATGTGAGTAGAGCCGATGTAAGAGGTCTTGATTGAGTTTTTCAACTTCTCAACACCAATTCCGCCTAATGATTCACGGACAATCTGGCACCATAACTTGGCGTCTTTTGTAACATATTCACGTTGAGCGAACTCTTTGTAAGAGTCGTTGAGAACTGACTTGAACTCGGCGCACAGTTCGTCTACCAGTTCAGAGTTTTTGATTGTGTTCATTTTGTTTGTGTGTGTTTAATTGTTCACCAAAGATATAAAATTTTTAATACATACAACATTGAG